ACAGTATCAGGCCGGACTTCACCAAAATTTGTCCCAGCCTGGACCTGAGCCTCCGGCTAAGGAACTGTACGAGACCGATCCCATAGGCTATTTAAAGGCTAACGACGATTATAGGACCGCCCTAGTCCAACGAGGCCAGGCCCAGTCTGAATACCAGAGAGTCGAAGGGGAACGGATGCGAGACGCCAATCTTCAACGTCAGGAGTACCTCCAGAGGGAGTCCGATAAACTCACAAATATGATACCCGAATGGCGTGACGAAAATGTCGCAACCAAAGAAAAACAAGCCATTCGAGAGTACGGGGTCAGCCTGGGCTATTCAGCCGAGGAGATGGATTCCATTGGAGATGCCAGGGCTATTGCCCTGATGAGGAAGAGCTTGCTCTTCGACTCTATGACGCAAAAAGGAAAATCAAAACTGCAACGAGGCCCTGAAGGGGTGGCGACGCTTAGACCTGGGGGTCAATCACAACCCCAGAGACGAGTCTCCCAATACCGACGGGCAAAGATGCAACTATCAAAAACAGGAAAACCAGACGACGCCACCAAGGCGATCTCTGAAATACTCAAACGGAGTGCCTAATGACTAAAATAGCAAACGCTTATGATACCTACGCCTCCACGGGGGCGAAGAATGAAATAAAAGAAGATCTTTCGGATTTGATTTACGAAATTTCGCCGGAAGCAACGCCCGGAATGCAAGCGATTGGAACCCGTGACGTCACCCAGCCCAATTTTGACTGGTTGGTCCAGTCCCTTCCCAGTGCATCCGGAACCGGAGTGCTTGAAGGTGATGTGATCTCCAGACAAGCATCGACCGGCACGACCCGTCGAGCGAACCAGTGTGTGATTCTCACAAGGAACGCCACAATCACGGGGACCACTATGGCGACCGAAACTGCTGGCTATGCAGACGCCATGGCTCATCAGATGCAGTTAATCGTCCGGGCCCTCAAGACTGACCTGGAAACGGTTCTTTTTGCTAAGACGGCGAAGAACACCGGGAACGCCACCACGGTCAGAACGACCGCCGGTCTTTCATCCTGGCTGACTTCAAACAAGGTCCTCGGGACCGCCGGTTCCCCGGCCGTCGCCACCGGAGATGGTTCTGATACCATCACCGACGGCACGAAGAGGGCGTTGACTAAGGCCATGATCAATTCGGCCATGCAACAAGTTTTCGGGAACTCCAGCCAGTTGCCGACGGTCCTCTTATGCGGACCCTTCAATAAAGCCAAAATTGGTGCATTTGACGAGTCCTCAACCAACATGAGAAGGATGGTCGATGCGAACCAGGTTGGTGCATCCGTCACCGTCGTCGCCTCCGATTTCGGAGACCTCGAGGTTGTGCCGGATAACTTCAACCGGGAACGAGACGTCTTCTTAATCAATCCCGAGTACGCAAGAATTGCCTATCTCCGAAACTTCGAGAGAAAGCCCATGGGGGCCGTAGGCGACGGAATGACCGAGGCCGTTTATGTCGAGGCTGGCGTCCAGGTTGATAACGAGGCCACACACGCCATCATCGCTGATTGTACTGACGCATAATGGCTAGAAGGACAATACTCTCCCACACCGGGGGAGTCCTGTCCGAAGTAGTGACGGACCCGTCCGAAAACGGACGGGCCATCATCTACCGACGGAAGCAGGACATACAACCGGTCATCGAGACCGTCAAATCCATGAAGGAGGCTCAATTGCCGTCCTTTGATAAACGAGGAAACCTAAACTCCTGGAGGAAGGTCGCAGAGATCCCCCAGGTCTTGTACCACAAGTGGCGACGGTACGCTCGTCATAACAAATTGAGCCACCCGGAATGGAAAAAATATCTCCGGAAAAAACTCAATGACTTTGAGAATAAACCTTTTAGAGTCTGGGAAGGAACGCTTTAATTGGCGAAGATCACCGACTATCAATCTTTGATCGATAACGTCCAGGACTACCTGAACCGTGACGACCTCACCAGCGTCGTCCCGACTTGGATGGGGATCGTCGAGACTGAGCTTTCCCGGAGGTTACGGGACCGGAGGATGATCTCGAGGGCGACGGCGACTCTAGACAATCAATACATCAAACCGCCATCCACACTGGTGGCGTTACGGAATATCCAATTGAACACGGACCCTCCATCGACTTTGACCCAGATCACGCCGGACGTGATGGACGACAAGAGGGCCTCGAGTAACGCCTTTGGAAGGCCAGCGTTTTATTCACATCTAGGCCAGCAAATAGAGGTTTACCCGTCTCCGGATACTGGACATACCCTGGAGATCGCATATTACCGGACCATCCCGGCGATCACCGCCGATGCCGGTCAGACGACGAACTGGCTGATTGAGTATCACCCGGACGCCTATCTGTATGGATGCCTAAAACAGGCCGGTCCTTACCTGGGCGATCAGAGCATAACGACGACGTTTAATACTTATTTTGAACAGGCCGTTCAGCAAATCATCCAGCATGATACGGACACAAAATTTTCCGGGCGGACGCCCCAAACCGCAATCACCCGAATAGGTTGACATGAGTTTTACCGACCTCACTGAAACGAATCTTTTGAACTTCCTTTTCCGGAATAACCCGGACACCTACGCCAGCCCGTCGGCGGTCTATGTAGGCCTTTTAACGGCCCAGCCAGACGAGTCAACGTCCTACTCAGAGATTTCCGGGACCGGCTATGTGAGGAAGGCCGTATCATTCAACGCCCCCGCCACCCAGGGGGCCACCAAGCAAATTGTTTCCTCGGCGGACGTTCTCTTTGACGAGGCCGGATCGAACTGGGGGACCGTGACCTATATCGGGATATTTGACGCCACTTCCGCTGGGAACTTCCTGGCCTATGTCCAATTGACGGACTCGGGAGGATCGGCGACGTCTAAGATCATCAGCCAGGGCGACGTCTTCAAGATCGCCAGTGGGAACCTGAAGGTCAGCCTGAGCTAATGTCCTGGGGGCTAGGGAACTGGGGCGAGGGCCTCTGGGGTGTAGGCGGTCAGGATTCCGCCGAGATCGTATCAACCTCCTCGGTAACCGCCCAGCCGACCAGGATCCGGCCAGGATTTGCGACCATCAACTCGGTCGCCAGCCTTGTCGGTGTAGGAACTTTTGAGGAACTAGAGTCAGGAGTCAATGCGATCATTATCGTCAGCGTCTCGACGGTATCAGGGAGACCAATACGGATCCGTCAGGGGTCGATCATGAGCATGGCGTCCTCGGCTGACGGGTCAGCCCAATCGACACTAGCCTGGGACGGTATCGACGATGTGGCGACAAACTGGACACAAATTGAAATTGTTTAATAAAATCAATTAGTTAAATGCCTACAAACGCACTGAATATAACGATTCCAACCGTCGGCGGATCTAGAAATTCATGGGGTGGACTTAATAATTCCGCCCTCCAGGTGTTAGATGATTTCGTCGCCGATGTCAGCCCGATTGGCATGATCCATATGTGGCCCAGTTCATCCGCCCCAACCACGACCCACACCGGGATCTGGTTGATCTGCGATGGGTCTGGAGTCTCTCAGACGACTTACCCGGAACTCTACACCATACTGTCACCCCTTCAATCGGTCCTGGACCCCTCAAGCAATGCGGGTTCAGGAAACTTCCGACTACCGGATTTAAGAGGCCGTTCTCCGTTAGGTTACGTCAATAATACGACGGTCAACGGGCGGTCCAGCTTTGCTAACACCTCCCGGAATGCCGGGGCCTCTGGGGGCAATGAGACCCACACACTGACCCAAACTGAGATCCCGTCACACACTCACGTCCCATCAGTGACGGCCTCTATCAATAGCGTAGACCCCCGGGACGGCACACTCGGAAACACGGACTCAGATAACACGTCGGCCTTTACCGGGAACACACAAAGCTCAACAACCGGGGTGACAGACTCAGGGCACACACACGGTTTCACTGAAGAGGGAATGAGAAATACCTCTCAGGGGGCCGGTTCTGGTGATGGGTTCCAAGCACTCGGCTATGCCGTAGAAGAGACCCACTCACGGACCACGGGGACTGGAAACGCCAACATATCTGACCCAGGCCATAGTCACACTGTATCCGGGACTCTCCCGAACCTAGCACACAACCACACGGCGACGGTAGGCGTCACCAATGCGAACACCGGCGGGGGGCAGGCTCATAATATCGTCAACCCCTTCTTCGTCGTCAATTTTATAATCCTTGCAAAAGTTCCCCAGGTTAGCTGATGGCAACATACGTCTTTGAAGTAAAAGTGGTTAGCGGAAAATACGAGATCGATGGCTATACCACACCGGCCCTGGAACTGGGCCACAATATTTCTTACCGGTTTACCCAGTCCGATTCATCTAATGCGAGTCACCCGTTGAATTTTTCAACAACCTCAGACGGGACTCATGCTACTCCCGCAGGGACGGCCCTGGGCTCATCAGACGGGGTGACCTTAGTCGGGACGCCTGGATCCTCGGGGGCATATACCCAGATCGATGTCACATCATCAACCCCGGCGACCTTGTATTATTATTGTTCCGGGCACTCGGGGATGGGCGGGTCAGTGACAACGACCTCGGCGGAGTTTATAGCGACGTCGAACGTGGCCCTCCGGAAACCGATCCTCGGGAACTCCGATTCCTGGGGTCATTATGTAAATCAGAACATTAACACCGTGGACGACAAGCTGTTTATCGTGAAGGACGGGGTGGCGATGCATGACGCCCAGATTGATCATGCGGTGACGATCCCGGCGAACTACGGGGCGACTATGGCCGGACCCGTGACCGTGGGTACGAATGGGTCAATCACTGTCGAGGGCACACTTGTTATAATTTAGAAAGGAACTCTGGTGATCGTATGAGCAATCTTGTAATACCCGATGGTGGGACAATAGGATCTGCATCTGATACTGACGCAATTGCAATTAGTTCTTCT